TCTTCATTATCAAGATAAACCGTGTTATGTTTCTTTGTAGCTGAATCATACTCAACTAACATATTTAACTCATCTGTCTTAACTAAATATACACAATCCCTATTTTGGAAATAGTCTAAATGTGTACCTTTAACCATCTTCACGTGCTCAAGTTTTTGCTTATCTTCTGGTGTGATAGCTCTGCTTTCAACTTTAATATCAACTTCAACATCACTGCTATCATAACTTCTGTCTACTTTTTTTAAGTCACGTGCATATACCCAAGCTCCAGTACGTGCTGTATCTGATTCTACAATGTAGCCACCATCCTCTATATCTACTATTGTTGCATATGTACCCATAGGGTAACCCATTGACTCCAATATATCTATGCGTCTTGTTATTTGAATCTTATCCCCAATACTTAACATTTTAGTTCACCTCCTCATAATCGTCTCCATCAACTGCTTTAAAATCTATGACATTTTCAAATTCAGAATATATCCATCCTGTTACATTAAACGGTGCATTTTCTAAATCGTATTCAACATCACCGATGTAATCAACTAAATTTTCAGTTAGCTCATTTTCATGACAATATTCTACAATCTCATCTATTGTTTCTAATAACGTGGTTTCGTCACCAACCGAATATTGCGTTAAGAATATTCCGATTTTAGTTAATTTAACCTTTTTCATTTTACAACACCCCCTCAAGAATCTTTTTTGTTATTTCATCAAAATCAACCTCACCTATTTGCTCATATAAATCTGGATTAAGTTGTGGATTAAGTTCTATATCATTACATATAATGTCCTTAACTTCTCTCTTTGTGTGCTCATAACAATTAGGACACCCCACACAATCAAGTATTATAAACTTAGCCTCTAAAGCGTTCTTTACTCTCTCCGCATATTTCGTTAATGCGTCTCTTGTTGGTTTATTCATTTTCATCATTCCTTCTATTAATTTCTTTTTGTAAAACTATTTGATTACTACACACCACATAAAAACCATATAAACATATCATGATATTTATGATGAGTCCTATTTTTAAACCAATCATTTTAGCACCGCCTTATCATATATATTTGTTGCTTCTTTTATACTTACGTTGTACTTCTCAGCTACCTTTTCAATACCTTTGTTTCGGTCACACCACAACACTAATAATAATGTGATGCAAGCCAAAATTATAATAGCTTTTGCCAGCTTGTAGCCGTCTTTAACCTCGTATTTACGCATCTATATCAACTAATTCTGAATCAAAAGCTGTTAGATGATAAACACCCGATTTACAATCAGTGTCTATAATAAAACCAACGACGTTGTCTTTTTCTGAATCTTGTATATATGTTTCTTTGTGACCATCTGTAGTTTCAAGGACTTCTTCTATTGTATACACATCTACAATATCACCTTTTTTAATGTCAGTTAAAAACATATCCTCTATTGCTCTCATTTTTTTCATTTGTATCACTCCTTTTTTATTTTTTTATTGCAAGTAACGAGCCGGGGAATCGAACCCCGAAATCTTGCACCACAGATGCAACACCCTTTGCTGTTCAACAAACTGGCTTTGTCCAGAGCCTCTCGCCATATGGGGGAACTGAGCCCCCTATTTAATGTAATCTTCTTCTATTTGTTTTTTTGTATCTGCTTCAAACCCATTTTGTTTTAAATATTCCTTAATATGTCTAAGTGTTGTTGGTGAATATGTTCCAAATACCTCAACTTCTCCATCTTTTATTTCAGCCACTACTGTGTTATAGCTAGTCAAATAACTGCCATTACCTGTAGTTGTAACTCTAGCTTTACCATAAAAACTTTGTCTACTATCATATCTCGCCTCTAGTTCATAATTATTCATCTCAATCATCTCCTTTTTTGATTATATACTTATTATACATCACCTTTGTTCTTTTGTCAAGAGAATGTTATTTTCTGTTTACAGTATAGCCATACTCTCCGAACAATTCTTTGTAATACTCTATCAATTCATCATAAAATTCATCAATAGCTTTATAAGCCACTTCTACTGATGAGAACACCACTACACCCATTGGCACATGATTAGATATATAGCCAACGTCTAGCCTGTCGTTAGGTATATCATAATATATATAGTTTTTGCAGATGCTTCTGTTAGTCATTCTTAATTCATCGTTGTTTTCATTTGCAAATTCTTTAAGTTTTTCATTTATTGTTAACATCTTCTCCACTCTCCTTTCTAAATTGTCAAAGTTGTCAGAATATTCTATTAATGAGTAAACGTAAAATTTTACGGTTTTTTTTACGTTTTCTAAAATCGCTCTAGCCCTTTACTGGTCTATCTTAGAGTGCTGTCTTTTACCTTGTGATGTGAACGTACAAAAACTTTAAGAACGTTGTAACCATAGGGTTTATAGCTGTTTTTTACTGTTTTATATACTTTTTTTAATGTAAAAAGATATATAGAATATAATAGTGTAATATATAGTATAATATATAAATATATAGTATATATAAAGTTTTAGATTTTAAAAACAGTAAAATAGTAAAAAGATTGCTGGAACCCCTTTAAACATAGGGTTTTCATTTTTATGTAACATATGTTACGCTTTGTATTTTTATCGTCTGTAGCCCTTTATTCATCAGTGTTTGCTAAATTGTCAGAATTTTACGTTTTCAAAATAGTAATCGTAAAAAAACAGTAAAAAAACGTAAAATAATAAGTATTCTGAATTATCTGACAATTGTGACAATTTAAGCCGATTTATTAATGTTGTCAAAGTGCCCGTAACGCTGGTATTTATTGATGTTGCTGTTATTTACTTGTTATTTGTTAAATGTATTCACACCCTTAACCGACTCAACGGAGGAACAAATGTTTTACTGGTGGTATTTAACTGTTAACTTATTATAGCACATATACGTTACCTTGTCAAACGAATGTACAATTAATTTATTTCTTTTATTACTATATATAAAGTATATCAGATAGATATTAACTGGTGGTGTATAAGATGTTACAAAAGTATTAACAATTGTTACATAAATGTTAACTGGTGTAGAAGTGAAAACCTCCCAGCGTGAAGTGGTGCAGTGTGGGAACGTATGTTCGATGGAAAATGAGGGGGTATAGCCAGTGGGGATAGTATTCAGACTATTCAGAGAATTGGGAATTGTGAAAAATCTTTTTGGGGGGTGGGGGTCTGTAAGTAAGGCACCACTTAGAACCGACAAATTTTAAAAGTCACATTCCCTTCCCAAAAGAAACAACACTGCCTATTGACAAACACCAATAATCATGTTATACTATAGATGAATAAATCATTATATTTTACCTCCTGTTTAAATACAGGAAACACTAAGACGTTTGTGGGGAAGCGTCTTTTTTGTTGCCTATTGACAAATAGTCAGAATAGTGCTATAATATATACAAAGGAGGAGATAAAGATGAATAGAGCGGAGATTTTAGAAAATACATTACAAGCAAAATTTGTGGTAGAACAAGAGTTAAAAAGAAAGTTCACTGACATCAGTAATTTTTTGATTAACCTACCATATATTGATTGGGTGCACACTGAGGAGTGGGAAGACGGGTTATGTGAGATAGACCTGACAACTGCTGGGAGTAACGTGAGAATTAGCGTTACATATGATACTCAGTTTATAGTTAGAGGTCAATTAGGCAATGTCAATATGGACGCTATAATGAGTGATTTAATATTTTATTTAGGAGGAGCTGACGACAATGAAGAAAATTATGAAGAAATTGGGCAAGATAACAATAACATTTGATAAGTACACTGCATTTTCAATAGCAATAATGTTCAATGTGTGGAGTAAGTATGAGATGGACTTTAGTATTCAACTAGGGAAATATGAGTTAGTAATAGAATATAAGAAATAATTAACGCCCTTCGGGGCTATGCACCTTTAGTATAATTGGCAGTACAGCGGTCTCCAAAACCGTTAGTTGAGGTTCAAATCCTTGAGGGTGTGTTTATAGCGGGATGATGCAGTTAGGTAGCAGACAAGTCTCATAAGCTCGTAGCCGAGGGTTCAAATCCCTCTCCCGCAATATACAGGTGTAGTTCAGTTTGGAAGAACGCTAGTTTTGGGAACTAGAGGTCGTAGGTTCGAGCCCTGCCACTTGTACTAAAAATAAAAGAAAGGATGGTAATATGAGTATATTAGATAATTTAAAGAATGAAGAAGTAATTGAGAAAGTTGAAGCTGAAATAGTACCACAAGAAGAAATCAAATACACACATAAATTGACTAAACATATACTTGATAGTGTTGAAGATTGGACTTCTAACGGTTTACCTAAGAGAAACATAGCTACGGCTATAGGCGTATTGCCAACAACTCTTAATAAATGGTTAAGACGTGGTCTAGAAAATGTTCAAGATTATGAAGATGGTGAAGTTGCATATATGGATTTATATGGTCAGTTTTATATTAACTATCATATGGGTCTAAACAAATTTGAAGAAACTCAATTAGGTATGATTGATGCTAGTAAAGATTATAAAGCTCATATATGGAGATTACAACAAGCATTTAAAGGCGAAGAACATGACAACTATAAAGAAGAAACTAAGATTGTTGTTGAGAATAAGTATTCAGAATATACGTCAGACCAATTAAAATCAGAAGTTTTAAAGAAGTTGGGTATCATTACACATCAGGATGAGAACCCATTAAATTTATAGTTGCAATTTTCAGAATATTGTGATATAATAAAGAAAAGGAGGAATTAACATGAAGGAATTAACAAACGGAAATTACTTTCCATGCCCACACTGTGGAGAAGATGCATTAGAAATATATAATGATATGCTCGTAGAAATGGGAGATGGAACTTTAATAAAGGTAGAAGAGTTACCAATGCTAATGTGTGAAAGCTGTGGTCAAGTTACAGTTAAAGACGAGAATGGTGACATTATAAAAAATACTGTAATGAAGAAAATGGTAGAAATATTAGATAATAGAGATAAGTTAGATTTAGAAGGACTTATGAAATTTAAAGCTGAATAATGAGCGTGCTCTCTAGATAGGGCACACTATTCATTTTTATACTCCGAGGGGGCTTCGGCTCCCGCATAACGAGAGACTATGGTTAGCTAGACAGGTTCAATCCCTGTAATCTCGAAAGTAGGAGGAGTTAAAATGTACAAAGAATCTAAAATAACAGGAGAAAATAAAATACGTATCAATTCAATGGATGACATAGCTGAGTTAAACTCACTATCAGATGAAGAAATTAAAGACCTTCTTGAAATGATTGATGCTGAGTTGGCAAGTGCAATGAATGATAGTTACTTGTCTTTTTTACGTGAGAGCCATGACGGTTTTGTAGTAGGAAAACACACTCAGTATTTGACTCACAAATTAGAGGAATTTATGGCTGGAGATAAGAAATTTTTGGTTATATCAATGCCACCACAACATGGTAAGTCATTGACAGTAACAGAGAGTTTTCCAGCATGGTATGTAATGAAAAACCCAAAGAAAAGAGTTATTTTGACTGCATATAACAGTGATTTTGCTACAGACTTTGGTAGAAAAAATAAAGATAAAATAGAAAGATTTGGTCATCACTTTAATGTGAGCCTTAATCCATTAGCTAAAAGAAACGATAAGATGTTTATAAATGGTTATGGAGGTTCAATCATGTGTTTTGGTATCATGTCAGGTATTACTGGTAAAGGTGCTGATTTAATAATAATTGATGACCCTATTAAAAATAGACAGGAAGCAAACTCTAAGACAACTAGAGAGAGTGTATGGGATGAAATACTTGACTCTGTAAATACAAGACTTTCTGCCGATGGGAAGATAATCTTCATCATGACTAGATGGCATGAAGATGACCCAGTAGGTAGAATAATTGATATAGTTCCAGAGCAATGTGAGATTATTAATATACCTTTAGAGGCTGACGAAGATGACCCTCTTGGTAGAGAAGTTGGAGAACCACTTTTCCCAGAGATAGGTAAGGATGCTAAATGGCTAGAAGAAACTAAAAGAATGTACACACAAAAGAAAGGTAAATTGAGTTGGGAGGCTTTATATAATGGGAAACCATCTATAGCAGAAGGTAACTTATTAAAAGCAGAACACTTTAATTATTATAAGAAAGAAGACTTACCAGAGAAATTCCCAGTATTGATTTTGTCTGTTGATACAGCATTAAAAGATGGAGAAGATAATGACTGGACTGTAATTCAAGCTTGGGGTAAGATAGGACCAGATTTCTATATGTTAGATATAACTAGAGGACACTGGAACTTTACACAGATGGTATCAAATATAAGGATGATGCACAATCACTGGAAGCCACAGCAGACTCTAATTGAAGCAAAGGCTGCGGGTCAACCAGTAATTGATGTACTTAGAAGAACCATCACAGGAATCATACCAGTAGTACCAAAAGACGGTAAGGTTTCAAGAACACAAGCTATATTGGGTGCTGTAGAAGGTGGAAATATTTATATACCAGAGGACCACTTATTAACTTATGATTTTGTGGAAGAATGTAAATCATTCCCTAATGGTAAAAATGATGATATGGTTGATGCCTTTACACAAGCTGTATACAGACTAATGTATCAAACAGCAGAGTTGGCAAGACCAAAACCAAAACCAGACCCATTTGGAAGAATATTACACAAAGAACCTGACCAAAACGTATATGGTATAGGAGACATAGGAGGTTTTATGAAATGGTAGAATTTTTATTAGGAGTAGGTTTTGTATCTATATTATATGTTGGATATGTCGTATTTAATAATTATAATGATTTAAAAATGACAATATCAGATAAAAATAATAAGATTTCAGAATTATTAGAATATTCAGAAAATTTAGAAAAACAATTAGAAGGTTACAGAGAAATGGATTTATTAAGTAAAGAAGATTACAAATCAAGAATAGATGGACAGAAAAAATTTAATGATGGATTGACTAGCATTTTAAATTTCGACGGTGAAGTTTTTAATGTTGTTAGTAAAAAATAAAAAGGAGGAAAGTTATGGCTAATAAGAACAAAAATGGTTACACGGATATATGGAATGAATATAGACAAGGTATCGAATATAATCAAAATATATCATATTATAGAAATTCAAAGATTAATGAGAGATTCCTTAGTGGAGACCAATGGTATGGTGTAGATTCAAAAGGTTTACCGACACCACAATTTAATATTTTTAAAAGAGTATTTGCTTTTATAAGAGCTTATCTTAAAACATCTGCTATAGCAGTTAAATTTACAGCAGAAGGTGTTGATTTAAGTAAATCAAAAGAAGACATGAGCAATGAAGAGCAATTAATAGCAAAAACACTAGAAGTTCTTCATAAGAAAATTAACCAACATATGGAAGATTGTAAGATGGACCAAATTATTTCAGAAGTATTAAATGACGCTGTTATAACTGGAGATTTTGCTTCATTCACTATGTGGGACCCAAATATTAAAAATGGTAAAGTTAAAGGAGACTTTGTTACAAAGAGAATTTATGGAGCTAAAGTATTATTTGGTAATCCTAATACTAGAGAGGTAAATGGTAGAGGTATTCCAACTCAACCTTACATACTATTAGAAGGAAGAGATACAGTTAGAAATTTAAGAATGGAATTAGAACAAGATTGGAAAGAAAATAAAAGAGGTCCTAAAGAAGATTTAGAATTAAAGAAAAAAAGAATCCAACCAGATTCTGTACCTGCTGAAACTCAATCGAGTGACAGAGCATTAGTTGAATTAAAAACAACAAGTGATAATGCTAAAGCTACATATATTATAAAATTAGAGTATGACTTAGAGACTAAAACTATTAAACAAAGTAAGTCTACAAGAGACTGTGATATTTATAAAGATAAAGATACGGGATTAACTCAATATCCTGTAGCTTGGGAAAACTGGGAAACAAGAAATGACAGTTATCATGGTCAATCACCAATGACTGGTTATATTCCAAATCAAGTTTTCATTAACAAAGCATTAGCAATAGTTATGATTGGTATGATGAATAATGCA